TTAACCTGCTCGGCGACTTTCTTTTGAAAAGCCTCATACTCGGCAATGAGTTTTTCTTTGCTCATCTTTAATCAATTGTTTTATGTGAATAATCGGTTACCTCTTTCTTTTTGTACAGCTTCTTAGCTGACTCCGGCGTGCCGCGTCCGTTCTGCATCCACTGTTTAAATTCCATTTCCTGAATGAAGTCCTGCGGGGTTGGAATGAACTTATGCCGGTAGTCTTCCAATATGTGTTGTTCGCATATATCCTTGACGCTTACCAGCTTCCCGTCACTATTAGTCAGCGTATGGCCATAGACGGGTATCATTACCTCCTGAATCCAGAACATCGTATGCGTTAACACCCTGTGCCTGTTGTCTGGAAAATACCCTTTGCTGCAGTCCATCTTCGCGTGCAGGTGAATGTAATCTTCCATTTTGCCGCCATACTTCTTTGCTGATGAAATAGCGTGAATGTGTGGTGTCATATTTTTATATCTCCTTTTCTTAAATTCTTTATATACGCCATCTTCTGCCCAACTGTCAATAACTCCACCTTTGGCTTATCCTCGATCTTCTTCCTTAGTCCCAAATGCCTCAACATCCCATCCAGCTCGTTCTCCGTTATCTCCAACTTTTGCGCTAAGTGGTAGCGCGAGTACATCCGGTAGAACTCTTTTAGGAAAACGGTTTCGTATGGGGTCGGGTGGCGGGTCATGACACTTTCCTTTTGCTTCTAAATTTATATGGCGGGGTAAGACCGAAATCTTCAAAGGTCTTTACAACGCCCCAGGTTAATTTCAACGATTCAGCCGCCTTCTTCCGGTTGTGATTCCGGCTTGCGTTCTGCGCCTTTGTTATTTTCCGCAGGTTATCAAACGAACAGTTTTGTTGATTGCCGTCTTTGTATGTTATAAGCTCATTGTCGTTTATCTTCTCGCCTGTGGTTTGCTCCCACACATATCTACCGTAAGGGTATTGCCTGTGATTTTGTAGCTTAATGAACAAGTATACTTTCCCGGTTCCGTCGGTGATAGGAAATACTTCACCGAACTTGCGTACCGGTTTTGTAGGCACCCCCTTTTAAAATCTCGTTTCTATTGACCTACCGCCTGCATTGTAATTTGTACCTTTGTTCCAGGGAGCCTGCTCCGGTTTGAACCGGCCCGAATCAATCGGCTTCAGTAACCCAAACCGCTTACGTGCGGCACCGACCGATGTCGGTGTAGTGCCGGGAAACTTTGTGCTTATCTCCTTATCTGTAAGATGCAGCATGGTACCCAATAACTTTTTCTCAGCCATTGTCCAGCGTTTGTTCATGATTCCAACCAATTATTAAGTTCATCATTGCTTTTAGCCTTATTGGCGTCATTATGAGACGCGACCATGAAGTGAGTTGGTATCACTATCAGCACATCGTCAACCGCGTTCTCGGCCCCACACTTACTGCAGGTGATCGTTTTGCCGATCATTTCGGTTAATTGCTGCTTTTCTTTGAAAAGAATGTCGTGTATCTGGTCCATCTGCCCAGCGCTGCATTTCGGGCACCAGCATTCATGTATTGTCGTTTGGCGTATTAGCATAAAATCATTTTACTTTTTTTATTTCCCACTCCTTCAACTCAACTCGGCTACCCACCTGGCAAGCGATATAAGCCTCGCCACCGGCTTTCTTTATGTCGTTCAGGAATATGATCTGATCGTAGGAAAGCGTATCGTTAAGCGTTTTAACCTCGCAGGCAACCCATCTGGCGTCCTTAGTTTTGCCAATGACGTCACTGACACCACGCCGGCCGATGAACTTCCTGCCCCTAACCGCCAAGTTGTTATTGATCCAAACGTCATGGCCGCGCCAGGTCAGTTCCTTAATGGCTGACTCACGTATGAAGCCTTTGGTGAGGGGTGTTATGGTTGGTTTAGTTTTCATTAGTTCATCTTATCCTTTTTCTCAGGCAGGCCGGTTACATAAAACTGTGGTTCGGCACACTTGCATTGCGCATAGTGGTTGTCGCATTTCCGGCACCACTTCATTGCCAGGTTGGGCGAACTTTTGAGGCTTGCCAATCTTTCTTTTAAATCTGGGCAGGTGCATTCTATAAGATCATTTTGGCATATCATGCAGAACATAGACACAGTTTTAGAATTTAAAATATTCTTTACCATACTCCTCCTCCCTCGCCTTCTTTTCGATCCTCACCTCCCGGTCGCAGGTCTTACACATCGCCCGTCTGCCGTCGGGATTCTCCGGTGCTTTGTTGAAGGCAGAAAGGGGCTTGGGGGGGTGCAGGGTTTAGAAGGGCTGCTCATCGTCTTTTTCATGAAAGTTCGTTTGCTGATGTCCGCTTATTCTTGGCAATACAGATCTTTCACTGAACTTCATACGGGGAGGATCAAAGTCGAGCGGTATAATAAGGTTTGGTTCTCCATCTCGCCACTTGCGTATTATAAAATCCGCTTCCCTTTCTGTACTACTTCCGTCCTCTTTAAACTGTAGTCCGGCCATCCAGTCACGATGAAGGAATGCGACCACGTCAGCATCTTGTTCAATAGAACCGGATTCTCTCAAGTCTGACAGCTTCGGGTAGCGGTCTGCCCCTTGCCTGGCTGTCACTTCCCGGTTAAGCTGCGCCAGCACCACAACTGGTATATCAAGCTCTTTTGCCATTAGTTTGCAACCACGGCTCATCATGCGTACTTCATTTTCCCGGTTGCTGTTCTTATTTCCGGCGGTGGTCGAATCTACCAGTTGCAGGTAATCAATGAAAAGAATATCACAACCGTGCTTATGCTTCAACTTTTGCGCTTTGGCTTTGATCTCAGGAATCGACACCTGCGTTTTGTCGGACACGTAAATCGGCAACTGAGCGGTCTGGTTAGCTAGCTGGTAGTACAACGTTTCCTGTTGCTTTTCATCAATAGCCAACCCACGGTACAATGTGGCGAAGTCAACCCCCGTATCCAGGGCTGCCAACCTCCCGGCTATTTTAGCGTTACTCATCTCAAGTGAAATAATCCCAACGTTCTTTCCGTTACGCGCCATATTCATCGCTAATAGCCCTAGCAGCGCACTTTTGCCTACTGACGGTCGGGCGCCGATAACGATCATATCCCCGTTCATAAAACCGCCGTTGGTTTTGTCCAACCGTTTAAGCCCTGTCAACATTCCCGGGCCTTGTGTTTGCATCTTCTCCCGATGCTTGAAAAGCTCGATCATCAGGTCCGCCATGTTATGCCACTCCTTTTCTGCAGCACCTGCCTGTAACAGGGTGAGCTTCGTTTGTAAGGCCGCAATTCTTTCCCTTGCATTACCGTTGCCCGGGCCTTCTAATGTCAGCCTGATCGTTTCACGGTCAATCCACATCTCATATACACAGTGGCACCAGTATTCCAGGTGAGCGGAAGAAACAACGTGATTGGTACACTGCATCAGAAACTGGCCAACCGAATAACCGTAGAAGTTTTCCCACCCTCTTTTGCGCACCATAAAGTCACAAACGGTAAGCAGGTCAATAGGCGCGTTGTTGTCATACATCCAACGTAGAGACTTGTACACTTCCCGGCTGCTTTCAAAATAGAAGTGTTCCTCATTGATAATGCCATACGTCCGACTGAAGGCGTCTTGCTCTAACAAGCATATGCCGATGATCGCAACTTCCATATCCTGGCTGTAGTGCTTATCCTTCTTAAACATTCCGGCCTCTCTGATCATGCGTCTGGAATTTTTAGGGTTGGTGTTTGTGGCTGTTCGGTTTTGGGAAGGTTAGAACCATTTTTTCGGCCGAATGAATCCTCTCGTTTTTTCCAGGTTCTCAATCTCCCGCCTGTGTCCCAAGTTTTTTCTAACTGAAACTTCATAACGTTAGTTGGCGTTCTCTCCTTCCAGTATTCGAAAAAATCACGAAGAAGCTCTTTTGAATACTTTTCTTTAAACTCGGCAATTGCTTTGTAAAACTCATCCTCGGTTAATTGTTTGAAATTTTTGGTGTGTGCGCCTACCTTTCTTTCTTCGTTCTTTAATTCGTTCTTTGTTTGTATTGCGTCCGAATTGCTTTGAAATTGCTTTGCGTTTGCTTTGGAATTGTTTTGGAATTGCGCAGCTTGCTTCGGATCGTTATAACTATCGTAATTACAAACAGTTAACCGTGTCGTTTTTAGTAAATTTTCTGTAACAATCATGCAATCACTTTCGCACAACTTGAAGAACCTTCGTACAGTGCTTATGTCAACTCCCCATCGCTTGCTCCATGTTAAAAGACTGTTGATAGTTTGTCCACGTTCACAATCAATAAGTTGAAACCCTATATTTACAGTTTTGTTTTCGTGGTTGCACTCCATTAGTATATCAATCCACCATAGTAATTTAACCGGGTCCTTCCATATCCAGTGATCTCGGATGCGCCGATGCACTAAAATGAATCCATTATTCTTATTGCTTTTAGTTTGGGTTGGATTTTTCATCTGAATGTTTTTGTTAACAGTTCAGGTGCGGATTAAAAGTGGGAATCTATACCCCCATTATGTTACAAAAATCAAAAGGGTATAACTTTTTCTGACCAGGGCCGGATTAAATGTTAAAAAGGCAAATCATCTTTAACCTCATCAGGGAGCTTACTTTTAGCTAACACTATATTCTGCTTCAGTCTATCGTTTTCGTCTTTAAGTGAGCGGTAACGCTTTAAAAGGTCGCCTTCGGGACTTTCTGACCGGAAGTAATTAAAGTGCTCATAAATGCCATTTTGATAATCCCATTTTACCCGGTCTATACGGTCAATATTATTCCGAAGGATATTTATAACATGGTTGGCAATTACCCGTTTTTGGCCGTGATTGTACGCTTCGCTTGTCAGGCCTTCCAGTGTTATTTCCAGAGCTTTAAATTGCGTTTTAACATCTTCCAGGAAGTTCTTTCCCTTCCATGCTGATTCTGTGGCAACCTTATTGAATTGGCTTAATACATGACCGAGGCGTTCGCTTATGTCGCCGCCCGTGCGATAAGATAATTTCGATTCATAGTCCTCAACTACTTTTTGAAGTCGGGCGAAGTCGCGGGCAAAGTCAGATAGCGCAGTTGTATGTTGAGTAAGTATGCAATAACCTTCAGGGATACCGAACACACCGCCATCGAGCTTATGAACAATAGTTGCCCAACATTGCCGGCCAGTTTCTTTTTGCTCTTTAGCATCCCATTCGATATGCTGCAACTGATCACCTACCTGGTAGTTTCGATCGTTAAGCCGGTATTCATACGGCCTCTTGCCGTCCTGTACATCCTGAAAGAAAGGCATTGTCGTTTTTATCTTGTGCGTTTTGCTCATTGTTCCCTTTTTTAAAACCCGCCCCCGACGCGTGAGGCGGGTTCCCTATAATTCCGAAATTGTCGCATCCCCATTTATTGAGCGCCAGGAGTGCAAGCGCTACGAAACTGCGTATAATAATTTTTTGTATAGATCATTTAGATCTGCATCCTGTTTAACAAGCGTGTGGCCTTTCTTTGCGGCCGCGTGCATTGTGCTATGATCGCCACGTTTAAAATATGTCGCTATTGCTTTCAAGCTCCCGAGCCTTAGCCTAACAGCGACCGCAATTGTAACATTCCTGATATCTGCAAGCTCTCTTGGCTTATCCATTGACAGCAATTCGTCCTTTGTCACATGTGTAAATTCTTCTAATGCAATAACCAGCCTATCTAGCTTTACTTCATAGAATGGTTTCTTATTTCCGTTACTGTTCGCGTAAATCTGTTTTGCCTTCTTTATTTTCTTTAGGAAGTAATTACTCCTAACCTTTGACGCCTCTTGATCAGGCAAACCGGCAAACACATAGGGGTTTAACATGACTTGCTTTAATTTCATACATCACTTTTTAGGGTCGTACACGCGGGTTGGGTCGGTGAAATTGTCTACGCCTGATTAAACAATGTCCAATCTTCTTCAGTCATTTGCTCTGTAAAAACTTCAGCGGTATCTATGCGCGTAATCTGCTTTTGACCGGTTGTCGGCTTGTTGTAATCTACCCAGCATTGAACGTCCCGCATTTCGAAGCCATCAGAGACCTTTATTGAAAGATCGTCGCATGCCATTTTTACTTTGTCGGCATCGGCCGTGTACTTCTTAACCACTTCTTTCTTCTCGGCAATAATGGCCTTTAGCTTTTTTATACCTTCTGCAAGGTCAATGGCTAATGCATGTGCTTCAGCTTCGCTGTAATCGTGGCGAAACTCTTTTGTTATTAACTCAGGCATAGTGTTATTTTGGTTTTAAGTTTTCGTTTTTTATATATTCATAATATTCGATATATGGGAGCCGGTTAAGCCCGGTTACTGGTAATTGGAAACTTTTGCCTCCTCCTTAAGAGCGCTTATGCACGTACGTAATGCCTCTATGGTGTGTAACACTGTTCGGCTGCAACGCTCAGAAATATCATAATTATACTCCTCCTGCTCGAGCCTGGCGTTCACGTAATCTTTAATTACCGACGGACTAAAGAACTCTTTATTTGCTGCGTTGCTTAACAATAGATTATTATACACCTGCGTTTTCTTCTTATTTAGTTGCTTCTTTGCGACCGCCATCTGGTTATTAATAAATGCCAGGTATTTACATAATAAGCCTACCTGATCTATTAACCATGGTATTGATTGCGAGGCAACATAACTGTCTGCTGCTGATTCGAGCAGTTCCATTATATCCTCTACTTTCTTTATCTGTAATTCTGCTTGCATTATTCGAATATTGTTGCGTTTACTTCCTGATCATACTTTGCGACTACAACCGACACAGGCGGTGTTATTACCTTTAACCGTTGGTAAAGGCTGTTAATCATTAGACCGGCATTCATCTGATCCTCCCTTAATGGTCCATGCCAATCACCGCCTCCATCCAATACATAAACCCCGTCCGGACCCGACCATAAACCGTATGCGGTGAACAGGTAGATGTGAGGTGATGGATTTACTTTCAAAGGTTCATCAAACATCACCTGGTGATCTGGGTAATTGTTAACCGTGTCGGTGATAAATTGGAGGTGGTTCATGATAGTATGGTTTACATATTTCAATAACCTGTTTGCATTGATCAACATCGAACATCCCGATGTGGGTAAGTTTCATATCTGCTC